ACCATGGTGTGAATCTCATCAATAAAAATTATAATATCAGGATTTTGATTAAGTTCCTCGATAATTACTTTCATTCTTTCTTCAAACTGACCACGATATTTGGTACCAGCAACTAATGAATTAATATCCAAGGAAAGAATTCTTTTATCTAAAAGATTTTTGGGACACTCACCCTCTTTTATCAACATCGCGAGACCCTCAACTATTGCTGTTTTTCCCGACCCAGGTTCACCGATAATAATTGGATTATTTTTCTTTCTTCTTGATAGAATTTGTGCAATTCGTAAAATCTCAGACTTTCTTCCAATTACAGGATCCAATTTACCCTGTTCTGCCAACTTCAACAGGTCTTTACTAAAATTATCTAGTACTGGTGTACCTGATTCACTTTTTTTATTTCTTTTCTCGTTTTCATCACCTAACTCAATCATAATTTTTTGTTTTTTTTAAATATAATTTAAAATATTAATAAAGTCCATATTTGTCAATTTGTCACTCAAATAAGAATATAAGTGTCAATATGACACTTTCCACACAATGGAACAATTTTCGAGAACAAAAATAACAAAATAAACCTAAAAATAAAAAAAAATGTTTAAATTATTTTATGATGACTTTTATCAAATGAGTCAAAATTTAAAAAACTTGAATACACCCGAACTTCATCATTCGGAGTCGGGGAGTTATTTTAGTATTGAAGTTCCTGGATATAATAAAGATAACCTTAGTGTTGAGGTCAAGGACAATCATCTTTTAATTAAGGGGGAAAGGGAACTAAATTTTGAGTCCGGGTCCCCGGTTTTAAAGTCCACAATTTCAAAAAAATATACAATTGGGGAAAAATATGATCAGGAAAAAATTAAAGCAGATCTTCGAGATGGGATTTTAGAAATATTTTTTCCTTTTAAAAAAGAAAAAGAAAAAAAAGTAATCAATTTACTTAAATAAAAAATATATATCCCAATTATTAAATCCACCTATAGGGTGGATTTTTTTTTTAAAGTTCATATTTTTAAAATAAAAAACATGGCAATACTAAAAGAAATTATTTTGGGTACGAAGATTATTAATGAAATTGAATCTTCAAATTTAGTGAAAACAGAATATGACACAATCACTAAAAAATTAGTTGTAGAATTTAAGAATGGGATAAGGTATGAATATGATGAAGTACCGCACCAACTTTATACTTCATTTAGAAGTGCAAAATCTCATGGAAACTTTTTTAATAAGGAAATATCAAAAACTTTTAAGTACAAAAAATTAACTTAATGAATATTTTGGTATTTATTATTGATGGAAAAAGAATTGCTTAAAAGTTTTATACCAAAAAAAGACCTAAATTCCAAAGTTTGGTATCTCGATAAAAAAGGTTCTAAAACAGATAGTGCGGAAAATTATAAAATACGACCCGAAGTAAGAGAAAAATTATTAGAAATTTCAAATCAATTTATTTCATTTTTGGGAGTTGACGTTGTAATTTCTGATTTAATTATTATCGGATCTTTAGTAAATTACAATTGGTCCGAATATTCCGATATAGATCTTCATGTGGTTGTTGATTATGATCAATTTGCTGAAAACCAAAAGGAACTTTACGTGGAATTTTTTGATCTCAAAAAAGTTATTTTCAATCAAAAACACAATATTAAATTTTTTGGTTATGACGTTGAATGTTTTGTTCAGAGCGAAAAAGAAACAACGTTCAGTAGTGGGGTTTATTCTATATTATTTGACGAATGGATTAGTGTTCCAAAAAAAGAAAGTTCTGACCAAATTGATTTCGAACTTTTGAAGGAAAAATCAAGACAATGGATGTCTATAATTGATGGTGTTTTGGATAATATTGAGGATGAGGACCCAGAGGAAATTAAGGACTTGATTAAAAAATATAAAGAAAAATTAAAAAAGTTCAGGAACTGTGGTCTTGAAAAAGGTGGGGAGATGAGTTTAGAAAATTTAGTTTTCAAAGTTCTTAGGAGAAACGGTTACATTGAAAAACTCTATGATTACCCAACTAAAATGATAGATAAAAAATTGTCCATGAAACAATAATATCTAACATATCCACATAATTATATTTATCGCTATATTTATAAAGAAAAAATTAATCTAAAAAACAAAAAAACATTATGGGAGGATTTAGACCTGTAGGAAGTGAAAAACTTCAAGGAATGGAAAAAATTAATCGTATTATGCAAATTGCACGATACAATGAGAACGTTCCACAAAATGTAAATGAATCAAGTTCTGTCAATTATTCTGTGGAATTAGCGGACGGAAACACATACCAAATTGAAAAAGAAAAAGGTGGTTATGTTATTAAAAGAAAATTAAACGAATCGCATAGTGAATATATATCCCCAATGAAAAATAGGGAATACTTTGGTTCTTACTCAACCGCACTTAAAAAATTAAATTTCATGGCCAAAGAGTTAAACATGGTTAATGAAAATACTGTCGGTACAAACATTTTTGAAAACGAAATTGAGGAACGTCAAAAAAACAAATATTTTTTAAAATATAAAAAATCTGAAATGAGTGAACAAGGAGCACCAACTCCTAAACCAAAACCCCAACCACAAGCACAAGTTCCACCTCCAGTTCCTGCTCCTCCAGCACCCGCACCAGAACCAGCGATGGACACAACACCATCTCCTGAAATGGGAACAGATATGGGAACAGATTTAGGATCAGAAATAGGTACGGAAGAAACAACTGATACCGAAGAAACTGATTTTGATTTTGAAACACCAGAACCGGATAGTTCCGAGATGGGATCAAACGAGGGTGAAGAAGTTGTTACTTATAAATCAATTCAAAAAATGGTTGGTAAATTGACTCAGAAAATTAGACAATTTTCTTCTGAGGATGAAGAAGCAATGACGACAGATAATGTAAAGTGGGTTATTAACTCAGTATTATCTTCTTTGGATTTAACTAAGTTATCTGATGATGATGTTGATGATATCTTAAATAAATTAGAAGGTAATGATGAAGAATCAGATTCTGACGACGAGTTCTCTAGTGAAGAAGGAATTGAAGATACGGAAAATTCAAGAAAAGTACCAGAAGAAGATATGGATTATGACATGTCAAAATTAGGTCTCGATGGTTCGGTGACACCACCAATACCAACTCCCCCCACAGGTGGTGAAATGATGGAAACTATGAATTTGGGTAGTGCAATTGGTAAGTCAGTGTCTATGAAACACCAAGGTGAGATGATGAAAAAAATGGGTGAATTAGATGAATTTGGTGATTTTGAAGTAGATGTGTGTGATCATTGTAATGGTTCAGGTCATGATGAAAAAACAGATGCAATGTGTGATTGGTGTGAAGGTACTGGTGAAAAACAACACATTAAACATGGGGCTAGAAAAAGGAATCGCACATTCGAGAAAAATAGATTCATGGAATCAACTACAGTTGACTCAATAATTTCCAAATATTTTGATAACACAGATAAACAAAAAAATAGAATTCAACAATTATCTGAAAGTGTGTCCCAAGAAAGAAATGCGATTAAATTAATGGAAAAATTCCCACACGCAACATTCATGGGGAAAACTAACAAAAATAATTTAGTTTTTAGAACTAGTAACAGAGAATTTAAAATAACCCCCAAAGGAAATATTTTGTGAATTATTTAATATACATAAATGGACTTGGTCCTAATTTTAAAGGTGACAACATTTATGAATTTATATTTTCAGAAACTAAAGAAGTGTGGGGTGAAAATTGGGAATCTAGACCAGCGAATGGATATCCACATCCACCTGACATTGAATACATTACTAGAGTGGGCGTACTAAATAAGGGGGGTATATCCTTTGATTTAGTTCAAGATTCTGATGTTTTTTCTGTTGTTGATTGTATGGATGGTGTATTAGCATTGGGTTGGGAAAAAGAAAACGATAATCTTGATTTTTCGATAACAAAAAGACTAGTTTTTCACTTTGGCGAGGAAGAACAACAAATAAAAGATAAACTTTATGAAAGAGACATTGTCTTAGAATTTGAAAAAAAAGTAGTATATGAACATTAAAAATAGTATAAAAATTCTTTTGGAGGGTGGGTTACCTCTGAGTTTTGTTTCCAAGTTAAATGTGAACCAAATAAAACTTTTATCGGAAAAATATTCTAAAAAAGAAAGAAACGAGGTTGAAATAAAAATTGACCCAAAAAATCCTAAAGATGTTGCTTTTGCGAAAAATCAAGGAATCATGGACGATGCCGGTAATGTCAAAACGAATTTGGAAGAAAATGGTATGGAAGACTTAGCCGTGGGTTTAGAGGCATCCGGTAAGATAGATCCCAATACAGCAGTCGCTTTATCAATGGATTCAAATAAAAATGAGGTAACAGAAAAATTCCAATCTAAAGATCAACAAGGTTTATTTTGGGCACGTTGTAACAAGTGTAAAAATAAAAACTGTAAGTGGTGTTCATTAGCAAAAGAATTTTCTAGTAAAACCACTAAAAAAGATTATGAGACAATGCCTCAGAACAAAGATGAGGTTACTGAAAAATTTTTGGAAGATTCGATTGTGGAAATGGTTGAGAGTTATCTTACACCTAAAATGACCAAAAAAGAAATTATGTCTTCGATACAGAATAAAATTGGTAAAACTCAGAAAATGAAAAAACCAATTGGAAAAGTTTTTTCTATGGGTAAGGAAATGGGTGAATCAGATTCTGGACTTGAAAAAAATGATTTCATGTTTGCATTAAATAATGTTTTTAAAAATTTAGGTTATGATGAACGCAAGAATTAGAAGAGCGATTAGAAAAGTGATGTTGGAGGCACCGATGGATTTTGGTGACTATCAAGAAAGACCACACCCAAGATCCCAACAAAAAATTGAAGACCCGGAAGGAATATATGCTAAAAACAAATCATTTAAAAGAGGTATTTCAGATGTTGAGAATTTGGCATCAGAAAGGTTCAAAGAAGTGGTTGATAAAGTAAAAGAATATTATAATATCCAAGGAGATTTCAGAGGGACTACTTTAACTTCCGCAATCATGACTGATTTTCAATCCGCTTTAAGACGAGTCTTATCAATCGAATCTGGAAATAAAGAAAAATTACGTGATTTGGCAGTTGAGATTGCTTCTACATTCCAAGGATGGATGCCGGTTAGACAAGAAGACATCAAGGATGAAAATGGTAACGTAATATTTTATGCGAATGACCCAGTCACTCTCGAACAAGGTTTGGAAGACGGAACTATTGAAAAAATGGACTATGAGGGGGGAAAATTGTATTTGTTACCTGATATTAATCTTTTAACATATTTTGGTTCTGAACAACCCATTTCACCCGAACAATTCCAAATGACACCAAAAGAAAATACACCACTCCCTATACCACCAAATTTTTCTTTCGATATTGATGAGTTAACTCCAGAAGAAAAAAAACAATTAGAAATTGATAAAAGGAATGTAATTAATATTTTCATTGGTGCTGCTGGAAAGAGAGGTCAATTTTACTATCTCTATTACAAAAATCAATTAGACGCAATTAATCCTGAACTTTTTAGTTTATATAATAAAATTATGTCGGCAAATGATTTAATGTATTTTATGAATGAAGATTTAATAGAAATGTTAGGTGGAAATGCCTCTGGTTCGGCGAAAAAATTAAATAATATTAATTTACCAGATTCTGATGATGAGGATGAAGATGAAGATGAACAAGATTCTAGAGAGGGTATCCAAACCTGGGAAGCAAATGGATTAATTTTTCCAATTTTATTACATGAACTTTTTAAGGTTTTTGAAATGCTACCCGCTAGAAGTCAATGGAAAGATATGGATCCCGGAACTGCGACCGATATTATTTCGCAAACTGATACATTACAAAATGAACCCATGAATTTCAGGTTGATGAAATTACAACAAAAACTAAATGTTTTAATACCAACAGAACTAGGAGAACCTCAAGGTTTCAAATATGTTATAGATTTCAAAAAATTGTTTTATGGTATGGAAGTGGAGGCATTTCACAAACTTGTAAATAATATTATGTCTGAAAATCCTTCGGATAATGAACGTGCAAAAAAACAATTTAGAGAATTCTATGATGAAGCGGTAAGAATTTATGATAGTTATGGTCAAAATGATGAAGAAAACGATTACTAAAAGATTTGTCTAAAAAATTTAATAAATAAAAAAACAGGACCCCCTTTTATTTAAAAATAATTAGGGGGTTTTATATTTATAGAAAATGGGTTTATCTAAAGAACAAGTAATGTTAGAATATGCGAAGTGTATGAAAAATACACCTTACGCATTAAGAACGTATTTACAAACTTATGATAATACGGTTTCTCGTTATGTACCATTAGAACTTTTTCCAGATCAGGTATCATTATTGAATGATTATGAGGAATATGAAGAAAATATTGCATTGAAATATAGGCAAGCAGGTGTTTCGACCGTAACCGCGGCTTGGATTTCAAAAAGGTTGGTATTTGCAAAAAAAATACAACCAGAAAAAATTCTGATTATTGCAAACAAACTTGACACTTCACAAGAAATGGCAAATAAAATCAGAGCCTTTATTGACCAATGGCCAAGTTGGGTTGGTGCTGGTTTTGCACCCGAAAAAAATTCACAAAGACATTATAAGTTGGTTAATGGATCTGAAGTTAAGGCAGTTGCAACCTCAAAAGACGCTTTACGTGGTTTTACACCAACTATTCTAGTTTTTGATGAGGCCGCTTTTATCGAGGCCGACAATGATTTCTGGGCTGCGTGTATGGCATCATTATCAACAGGGGGTAAAGTAATTGTTATTTCTACTCCAAATGGATATGATCCAATTTATTACGAAATCTATGATCAGGCATTAAAGGGAATGAATCAATTTAAGATTTCTGAAATGTTCTGGTACAGGGATCCAAGATATACAAAAGACCTTTATCTTGTACCTACAGATGACATTGTTCATTACCTTTTGAATAGAGAAGATTATGATGAGTCAAAAAATATTTCATTTTCCCATGTAAGTGCTTATGAAAGAGACTATGAAGAATTACAACATTTTTTCAGTCAAGGATACAAACCTTGTTCTACATGGTATGAAAAAATGGTCAAAAAACTTAAATATGATAAAAGAAAAATAAACCAAGAATTAAATTGTGAATTTTTAGGTTCTGGGGATAATGTTTTCGACGCACTTCAATTAGACCAAATAAAAAACGATTCATTACAAGAACCCACAACTAAATTAATGGGTAATTCTCTTTGGATTTGGAAAGAACCAATACAAGGACATCGATATATAATGGGTATTGATGTTTCTCGTGGTGATAGTGAAGATTTTTCCTCGATTCAAATAGTTGATTTTGACGATAGAGAACAAGTTTTAGAATACGTTGGAAAAATACCCCCGGACACATTGGCGGAAATAGCATATAAATGGGGCGTTATGTATAGTACTTTTATCGTAGTTGATATTACCGGGGGGATGGGAATCACCACAGTAAGAAAACTTCAAGAATTAGGGTATAAAAATCTATACATAGATGGGGTTGACACTCTCAATCCTTGGTCTTATAATCCAAGAGTCGGAGAAAAAATCCCAGGAATTAATTTTAATTCTAAAAGAGTTCAAATTATTGCGGCATTTGAAGAATCTGTCAGACACAAATTTAAAATTAGAAGTGTTCGACTTTACAATGAAATGAACACCTTTGTATATGTAAATGGAAGACCAGATCATCAAAAAGGTCAACATGACGACTTGATAATGGGAATATCCATGGCACTTTATGTTGGTGAATCGTCGTTTGCAAAATTAGAAAAAGTTACTGAACAAACAAAAGTTATGTTGGAGTCTTGGACAATAAGTTCAAATGATAATGTTTCTAAACAAATGCATTTTGATCCGGCAATTCCTAACATGAACGTCAGTAACGATAGATATAACAGAAATAATAGTGGACCAAGCAGACAAGACTATGAAAAATATGGTTGGTTATTTGGTAAAAATTAATAGATATGGGATTAACATTTAGAAGGAGAACAAACATTTTACTTAACTCCAAGTTAATCGTGGAAGGTGTGCCCCCATATCCTTCCAAAATATTTCCTCCCGATTTAAAAAAAGATACAAGGGAAAATCGAGTTTATCCCACCCCGACACCCTCATCCACACCAACTCCAACTCCAATACCCTCACCCACACCAACACCCACGAGAGTATAATTTATGTTTAAACTATTGAAATATTTATTTAAGAACTTAACTTTAATACATGGAAAATAATAATAATCAGAATCTGACTCTATGGCAAAGATTGTCCCAAACTCTAGGACCAAATTCTATGTTGAATCAAGATTTACCAACATACAATATTGATAAAAAAACTCTTCTTAGGACAACAGATAAACAAGAATACGAAAGAGAAAAACTTCAAGCACAACAATCTTTATATTTATCCGGTCAATGGACTAAAATTGAAAATAATCTTTATACTCAAGCGGTTTATTACGAACCAACAAGATTAGCCTCATTTTATGATTATGAATCTATGGAGTTTACCCCAGAAATATCAACAGCATTAGATATATATGCGGAAGAATCCACAACAGCAGACCAAGACGGTAGAATCCTACAAATTTATTCCGAGTCCAAAAGGATCAGACAAATACTAACTGACTTGTTCGATAATGCACTGGACATCAATACTAATTTACAAATGTGGACAAGAAACACTTGTAAGTATGGAGATAATTTTGTTTATTTAAAATTGGATCCTGAAAGAGGTATTGTTGGATGTATGCAATTACCAAATATTGAAATTGAACGATTGGAAAGAGGAATGGAAGCAAAATCAGTAAATGCTGAAGTAGACCCTAAATCAAAAGGTTTGAAGTTCAATTGGAAAGCAAAAAATATGGAGTTCAATTCTTTTGAGATCGCCCACTTTCGTTTGTTGGGTGATGATAGGAAATTACCTTATGGAACCTCGATGTTAGAAAAAGCCAGACGAATTTGGAAACAATTAATGTTATCAGAAGATGCAATGTTAATTTATCGTACATCAAGAGCACCCGAAAGAAGGATATTTAAAGTTTTTGTTGGAAATATGGATGACAAAGATATTGAACCATACGTACAAAGAGTTGCAAATAAATTCAAACGAGATCAAATTGTAGATAAAAATACAGGAAATGTTGATTTAAGATTTAATCAAATGGCGGTAGATCAAGATTATTTTGTTCCAGTTAGAGATATGGCAGCCCCAGAACCGATAACAACTCTTCCTGGTGGTACTAACCTTTCTGAAATTGCAGATATTGAATATATTCAGAAAAAACTGGTTACGGCTCTTAGGGTACCAAAAGCATATTTAGGTTTCGAAGAAGTTGTAGGTGATGGAAAAAATCTGTCCTTACAAGATATTAGATTTGCAAGAACTATTAATAAAATACAAAAAGCAATGATTGCAGAATTGAATAAGATTGCAATTGTTCATTTGTTTTTATTGGGGTTCGAAGATGAATTACAAAATTTTACCCTTGGGCTAACAAATCCGTCAAAACAAGCGGATTTATTAATGGTGGATGTTTGGAAAGAAAAAGTATTACTTTATAAAGATCTTGTTACTGAAATTCCAAACTCTTTGGCACCTACTTCAGCGACTTGGGCGAAAAAACATATTTTTGGTTTTTCTGATGAAGAAATCAAACTCGATATCCAACAACAAAGATTAGAAAGAGCGGTTGCCGCTGAATTAGCAAATACCGCCACTGTAATTACTCATACTGGTTTATTCGACAATGTAGATAAATTGTACAAACAAGTTACAGGAAGTACCGAAACACCACCAGAAGGAGGTGCACCTGGAGGACCATCAGGACCTCCTCCAGGATTACTGGGAGGTGGGGGACCACCTCCTCCGCCACCACCAGGTGAAGGACCAGGGGGATTACCTGAGGGTGAGAAAAAAGACAACTTAAAAATACTTTTGGAAAGTGATGATGTATTAGGTGATTCTTTTGTTGATTTATCTAAAGCAGGAAATGGATTAGGTATAATTGAGGAAGAATTATCAAAATTATTAAATAGATAATATTTATAATAAAAAATTATTATGAAATTTGGTATTCTTAAAACTAAAATAGAAGATCTTTTAATTGAGTCATATAAAAATGATACATTAAAAAGAGACATGTTTGTTTTTGATGAACTTATATTAAAAAACAAAAACCTCTCTAAATTATATTATTTATATGAAGAACTTTCAACTAACAAAGGTTTGTCAAAAGAATTGGCAAATGAACTGATCAACCAGTCTATTACATTGTATGAAAATTTAGTGAACAAAATTTCTAGTGAAAATATTAACGAAATCAAACTTTGGGTTGGTTCCCAAAACACAAAAAATAGATATGCAGATTTAGACAATTTGTTTTCGAAGAATGTTACCGACATGATTAATAAAGTTGTTAGCAAAAACCAAATTGCAGAATCTTTAATGAAAAATACTGAAAAACCTAAACCAATCATTAAAGCATCTTTAAATGAAATGGTTGACGTAGCAAACAAAACTGTTAAAACATATATCTCATCCCTCAACGAGTCAGAACAAAAAGAATTAAATAAGATATTGTCTAAATCCGACAAAGATTTAAAAGTTAGATTTGAAATTATTAAAGAAGATGTTTTAGAGAAGTTAGACACCTTATTAGAAACCGAATCTGATGACGTTACAAAAATTAAATTGAATGAAACGATCGAGAAAGTAAAAAGTGTTAGTTATAATAAATTAGATTATTATAAATTAAATCAATTGAAACTTAATCTTTAAGTCTCAATTTTTGAACGTGAATTGCTTTATTAATTTGATTTCTTTTCTTAACTGATTTTTTCTGAAAATATTTTCTTTCCATAAGTTCAGAACTTTGTCTTGTTTTAATTACCTTTGATTTAAGGTCTTTCAAAGCCTTTTCAATATTTCCCTTTTTTTTGATTTTAACAATTATCATATTGTTTTATTGATATATACACAAAAATTGTGTATTTTTTGTTAAAATAAACATTCAATGATGAAAATTATTTATGAAAAAAGGAAAAACTTCAAAACTGGAAGGTTTTAAAGACTCTAAAATCGTATATGGAACTGTAGATTCTAAAGAACTTAAATCTGTATACGTAAATTTACAAACATGGGTTGAGCCAAAAGAGGATGAGGAAAATTGGGCAAGAATTGTTTCTAACATGTCAAGATCAATAAAACATTCAGTTTATGATTCAATTGATGATTCAATTTTCGATAGAAAATATATTGTCGACATGGATCTAAGAACAAGTGGTTTAAACATAAATAAAAAATCATTTATGAATTTGGAAATGAATTTTTTTGTAATATCAGAAATAGAATTTAAATCAAAAGAATTAAGAAATTCAATCAAAAATATAATCAATTCGATTTACGATGACATTTTTTTCAAAAATGAATATTTCAAATTCTCTTTAACAAAATCAGGTAACAAAAGTAGAAAAAATTTAGATTTCCAAACTGTATAGTATTTATTAAAAAAACTATTCTATGGATAATTTAAAAATTTTGGGACCAAGAGAGACTGGTAAGGGTATTCTTATTGAATATGATGCGGGATATATCAACCCAAGAGAATCTAGAAACTTAGAAATTCTAAAAGAAAACAAAAACTTTTTGGACTATTCAAAACCATTCGAGTTTTATGCCGTCCTTCAAAAATATGATACACCCAACCGAAACGGAAGAGTTTATCCTGAAGAAGTCCTGAAACGAGAAGTAAATAACTATAAAAAGATGATAGAGAAAGGTACTTCCCTTTCTGAATTAAACCATCCAGAATCTTCACTAATAGATTTGGATAGAGCATCACATTTAATTACTGAGGTATGGTGGGAAGGTCCGGTTCTTTTAGGTAAGTTAAGATTATTGACAAGTCCAGGATTTCACGAAAGAGGAATTGTTTCTACAAAAGGGGACTTAGCAGCAAACTATCTTCGTCAAGGTGTTACTTTAGGTATTTCTTCTCGAGGAGTTGGTTCTTTGAAGAAAGTTGGTGAACAAAATGAAGTACAAAAAGATTTCGAGTTAATTTGTTTTGATCTTGTTTCATCTCCATCCACACCTGGAGCATATCTATTTTTAGATCCAAAAGATAGATTTAATTTTGAGGAAAATTTGGAAGAAGAAAAAAAGATGGGTCAAGAACGATTGACAAATTCACAACCATCTCAGATTGATAAATCAAAAAATTTAATGGATAAATTATCCGCATACCTTGATAAGTAATTTTTTTATTTTTATATTTAAGTAAATTTAAAAATAAAGTTATGAACGAAAAGTATTTTGTGTGTAAAATATCAACTGACATGGTTGATGAAAATTCTGGAAGAGTTAAGAAATTAAAAGAAGAAAAATTGGTGAGAGCATTTTCACCAACTGATGTTGAGGCTAAGATTACTAAAATCTACGAGAACTATACACAGGATTGGAGAATCACCTCAATTGTTGAAAGTAAAATCGATGAGGTGATCGAATAATCAAAATTAATTTTTTTGGTAAAAGGTGGGAAGAGATTCTCACCTTTTTTTTATTTATTTACAATTTAAATGAATTTTTACAAAATCAACATATTTATATGTAAATCAAATTTAAAAAATGAATAAAAAAAACCAAACGGTTGAAGAGGCTCTTTTCCAGTTACGAAACTTGGAAGAGTCTGTACAAGAAAATGCAAAAGGAATACTTGCCTCTACTATGAGGGATGAAATCAGATCTTTAGTAAAAGAATCTCTTGACGACGAAGAAGACGATGAGGAGATTATTGATTTACCGGCAGACGAACTTGAAGTTATGGACATGCCGGATGATGAAGATGACTTTGACGATGATGAAGTCTTGGATGTAAGTCCATTTGGAGATGACCCAGAAAGCATGAGTGCTGTGGTTGATGTTTTCAAAAAGTTACAACCAGGTGACACAGTCGAAGTAATTAGCAGTGAAACTCCTGATGGAAGAAGATCTGTAAATCTAAAAGACACCGAAAATGATACTGAATACATCATTACTATGAATGAATCAGATATCGATGATTATCCAGAAGGTGAATACAGTGAGTCTGATGAAGACGATGATACTGAAGAAATAAACTATCTAAAAGAACTTATGGGAGACGAAGAAACAGGAACCGAGTATGAAATTACTTTTGGTGATGAAAATTACGGAGAACAAAATGAAGATGAAATGTTCGGTGGAAACAAACATAACTTCCATAGACAAGATGGTCACAAAATGGGTGATGTAGGTGGAAGAAAGTATGGTAAAGGTGGACACTACAAAGATTACGAATCTAAAATGTCTAGAATGTCCAGAATGGGATCTGATGAAATGTTAGAAATGGATTTCGAACTGGATGCCGAAACTAAACTTTCTGATAGAATGATGGAGGCAAAATCCTTTAAGGCTAAAGGTACTGGAATGGGTAACCCAAATAAATTTAAATATTCAAAGGACTCAAATTCCAAAGGTTTCAACACAAAAATGAAACAGGGAGATGCGACCAAGTATACTGGTAAAGTTCCGAAAAAAATGGATTATGATGATGAGGTTAACATGGAAGGATATACTGAAAAGCCGAAGAAAAGAGAAACTAAAGAATCTTCACGAACTTTAGGGGCTGGTAAATATTGGGGTAGAGAAGGTCTTCCTAAACCAAAAGCGGCACCACGTAGATTACGTAAAGAAAGTACTGAAGAACTTGAAATTCTTAAAACTAAAAATGAGGAATACAGAAATGCCTTAAATGTGTTCAGAGAAAAACTTAACGAAGTTGCAGTTTTCAATTCAAACTTGGCTTACGCAACAAGATTGTTTACAGAACATTCAACAACAAAACAAGAAAAAATCAATATCCTTAAAAGATTTGATTCAGTGGAGTCGTTGAAAGAATCTAAAAATCTTTATCGTACAATCAAATCAGAATTGGACACAACACCAACTATCAATGAGTCAAAATCAAAAATAAACGAATCTATCGAGAGAACTGTAAACAAAACTCCATCTAATGGGTCTTCAGTAAACTTGATCGAATCAAAAACTTATGAGAATCCTCAGTTCTTACGAATGAAGGATTTGATGAAAAAACTATAAAAAATAAACTTTTTTAAAAACTCGTATATTTATTATATACATAAAACTAAATAAAGCCTAAAAAAAATTAAAAATGGGAGCATTATTAGAATCAGGTCTTGTTGGTAACATCGGTCTTAAGCACCTTAAAGTTATCAAAGAAGATACTATTAACAAATGGGATCGATTAGGATTCCTTGATGGTCTTAGAGGTCATCTAAAAGAAAACGTGGCACAATTATATGAAAACCAAGCGTCACATTTGATTAACGAAGCAACTTCTGAAGGTTCTAACGGAGCGTTCGAAACTGTTGTTTTCCCAATCATTCGTCGAGTTTTCTCTAAATTGTTGGCAAATGACATCGTATCAGTACAAGCAATGAACTTACCAATTGGTAAATTGTTCTACTTTGTACCTAAAATCCAAGGATATTCTGGTGGTACTTACACAGGAGCATATCCGTCAAACTCTGGAGACCATTATTCTCCTGTAGGTGCACCTGGTAACTACCCTGGTGATCCTAACGCAGGATATGATTCTGGTACAGGAACTTGCAATCCTACTTACTCAAAAAATCTTTATGACTTGTTTTATGAAGGTTCTGAGGCAGGATTAGATCCTCCAGGATTATTCGATTATTCTAAAGGTCGTTGGTCTGCTGTAACACAAAACACATCCATGTTACAATGGTCTAACGGTAACTTGGTTGATTTCCAAATTACTTCTGAAGGTAATTACCGAAAAATCATCATGAAACTTTGTGGATGGAATTCTTACATCGGATGGGGTAAATTAGTAGGACCGGATGGTGCTGAAGTTGATTCTGAGACTTTCCTTTCAGATCTTAAAATCTTCGCAAACCAACCAACTATTTCCGCATCAACAACACCTTGTGCCGTATTAGGTACTCAAGCGGCTCCAGTTCCATTATTGTTTAGAGTTGTTACTCAACAATACGGTAAAGGGATTGTTAATCCTAACTCTAAAACTTCTCAAACATCATTCCCTTCAACTGGTAACGGTGGTTCTTTTGACAACATTTGTGACCCAGAAGGTTGTATCTATTTGGAAGTTGATTTATCTTGTCCAGTATGTGCTGATTGTAACTCTACATCTTTGGATGGTTACACTGGTACTACTATCTTTTCTGCAGCATCTGCAACATCCTTTACGGCTGTTTGGAGACGTTATGAAGAATTAGAATTCGAAGACAAAATTGGTGAAGTATCTTTTGACTTAGAATCAGTAACTGTTTCTGTGTCTGAAAGAAAACTAAGAGCACAATGGTCTCCTGAATTAGCACAAGACGTTGCGGCATTCCACAACATCGACGCAGAGGCTGAACTTACAGCATTGTTGTCTGAACAAGTGGCTGCTGAAATCGATCGTGAAATTCTACGTGACCTTCGTAAAGGTGCGGCTTGGAACTTACGTTGGGATTACAACGGATGGAGAAGAATTTCTCAAACAACTTCTTACACTCAAAAAGACTGGAACCAAACTTTGATCACAGCAATCAACCAGTTGTCCGCACAAATCCACAAGTCAACTCTTCGTGGTGGTGCTAACTGGATCGTTGTATCATCTGAGGTTTCCGCAATTTTTGATGATTTGGAGTACTTCCACGTATCTAACGCTTCACCTGAGCAAGATCAATATAACATGGGTATCGAAAGAGTAGGTACTTTAGCAGGACGTTACCAAGTTTACCGTGATCCTTACTTCCCACCAAACCAAGTTTTGATTGGACACAAAGGAACATCATTGTTAGACACTGGTTACATCTACGCACCGTATGTACCTCTACAATTGACACCTACAATGTACAATCCATTTAACTTTACACCTATCAAAGGTATTATGACACGATACGCTAAGAAAATGGTTAACAACCGTTTCTACGGACGTATCACAGTTGATGGAGTACGTACATTTGACTTACAAGAATTGAGATAATCAATTAAAGGTTAAATAAAGAAAAAGGTCAGATTCGTCTGACCTTTTTTATTTTATATGATTTATTCTTCGGAATTTTTAGATATTACTCTAATTGCTTTTGATAGAACTTCAGATTCACCAATTGTGAAGGATCCCCGTTTGTGAGCGGCTTTAATTGCTTCGACCAAATAATAAATGGCATGACCCTCATCCATTGAGGTTAAAATTAATTCCAAATGATTTTCATCAAGTATATTTATTGTTCCGAATAGATTTCCATACAAATTATTTGAGTTTTCCATATTTTTAAACTTTTATGATATTTATAAGTATAGGTATTATTTTTCTATGTTAAATAAGATTATTAAAAAAATATTAAACGAAATTACATCGACCAGTTCTTCTAGAGGTAGTTATGTATCACCGTTACTTCCCGGGTTACGGGATTTTGGAGATAAGTTAAACAAACCTTACACAGAAATCCTTAATGACTATGACAGTGCGTTACTTGATTATGACAGTTTAGATGGTGATATGTCGACTCACCCAAAATGGATAAGTAAGATAGAAAAAAGGGCAGAAAAAGTTACAAATGATATTAAAAAACACCCAGATAAATTTGCCTGGGATGGGGATGCTGGTATTATGAACTCACTTCCTAAAAAAAATACAGATGCAAAACCAATTAAATTACCCAAAAAACAAAAACCTAAGACAAAACTTGAAAGTATTGATGATGTCATAAAAAACATTTTACGAGAAACTATCAAACTAAAATCAAATGAAAATGCAATCAATGAAGTTGATTCATCAACTAGTGCAGGGGTATACAGTGGCCCAGTTGAATTGGGATTAAAAAAATGGAAAAAAAATTTTTTAAGCCCTTTTTCTATTGAGGTAGATCATGATTATAATGATTATGCCAAAAAACCTAGTTTGAAAAATAATATCAAAAGGACGGTCGGGGTTTGGGAAAAAAACAAAGATGGGTCATATAATCAGGAAGAATACCCGGTTCATGCGGTAAACGAAGATTTGGCTGTATGGTTTGGTAAAAAGAAAAAAACAAAAGGGTCATCTCAGCCAAAAGGACCTTGGGTAGATATATGTAGAAAAGTAGATGGTAAACACCCCCCATGTGGAAGAAAGGATGCCGACACAGGATCATATCCAAAATGTAGAGCCTCTGGTGTTGCAGGTAAAATGAGTGATTCACAAAAAAGATCGGCATGTCAACAAAAAAGAAATGCAGAAAAAAAAGATCCTCAATCAGGAAAAGGTCAAAAACCTGTTATGACAAGTTACAAAACCAAAAAAATGAATGAGGATCAAATTATAAGAAGAATACTTAGGAATCTATAATTTTAACTTAAGTGAGTTTCTACTCTATTATTAATTTTATTTAATATTTTAATTAGTGAGTCGTTAATTTGACTTTGAACTATACTTTCAGTAACCGATCTTCTTTTTTCTGATTCTTTATCGAATAAGAAAAGAACTCTTTCGAAATCTCTACCACTTAACTTAACGTCATAATGAAATGTATGATTGGTCAATTCGATTCTTCCCCAGTCTAATGTACAAAATAAATTAAGGGTATTATTCACTATAAATCTTTTTTGTGACATTGGTGCAATTACAAGTTCAGAATCCTCGTGAGAAATAAGTTTTACACATATACGGAATGCGATTTTTTCGTGATCTTGTAAATATTCTTCAGTTTTAAGTCCTTTCGAACGTCCTAATTTTCCTAAATAAACTTTAAATCTTTTGTAAAATCTTAGAATACTTTTTTTCATATTGTTTTTTTTGTTTTTACAAATATAAAAAAGAAAATTTAATTA